AGCGTTGATAGGTCCGCACATTCTGACCTACAAAGATCATCACGCCAGGATCCCAGCCAGCGAGATTGAAAGTGGCTTCAAGCTTGTTCATGTGTGTTGGGATTTCAATAGCCAGCGGTGCGCCAGCCGGAGCGTGATCGACATAGTTCTCTTCCAGCCCGGGCAGCTTGAGTTCCTGCAGCACAAGATGTGTGCTGATGCCGGGTGCTGGACCCATCTCATTGGGCGTCACATCGCCACAAATAAGGTTAGCACTCTCCATCGTGTAGACAGTAGCGGTCATGTGGGTCGTCCTTTCATTGCTTCGGGAATAGAGGGAGAGCGGGCGCTGTCAGTCGCCCCTGCCAGTTCACAACACGTCAATTCGTGCTACTCTCCATGCTCGCGACGTAGTCTCAGACCGTCGCAAGATTAAGCTGGCTGGCGAGATCACCAACCATTGCATCAATCGCTTCACGATAGCGGGATGACTCAATGGTGATGTGCTTGAGGACGGGCGGCTCTTCAGCCTTAAACCCGACTGTCAGCTTACCGAGGCGGATCTGCTCCGGTGTATTGCCTTCAGTACGGAAGTTGACTGAGTAGCCAAGGATGTGCTGGTCGGCATGCAGATCACGCAGGAAGAACCGCATGGTATTGAGGATGGCCTGTACCGTATGGCCGATGATATTATAACGGCCAAGGAAGAAACGCAGAGAGCGCAGCAGCCCAAGATGAATGAAGTCGCGCCCACGCATCACATTGTACATCTGCCAAATAGGATCTTCACCGGCATTGTCCGTGGAGATCAAGACAAAGCCGCCGGAAGCAATGGCAAAGTCATCGCCAACTTCACCACGGATCAGGACGCCAATATTAAAGGCTAGCAGCTCCTGAGCCTCATTGGCCGAGTCAGTCAGGTTGAAGCCAATCTCGCGATTAGGCGAGATAATACCCTGAATGGGTTGGTTGGCTGCGCTATGGAATGGCGCACCCGTCTCATGGTCGCGCCGCACCATGACACCTGCCATCCGCGGAGCTAGCGGGCGGATCAGGATATATGATGTGGCCGGATCCATGACGCGGCAACCACCAGACAGCGGGATTAGCCGCTGGCTCTGCATTGTCTCACGCCAGTCGATATCGTTCTGCATTGACGATCCGGCTGACTCAACAATCATATGACCCATGAGCTGGTTGCAGATTGCCGTTGCGCCGGCAACCACCGGGTTAGCGCCAATCACGAGATCGGCAGTATAGGTAGCAACAGTGCCGGTCTCTTCCCATGTAAGATCAAACTCAGCACCGGTGCCACTACCAGTAGTGGAGATCACCGCCACGGGCAGATCACCGGGGACTTCCGTGCCGACCAAGAAGCCTTTATTGAGCACGGTAACGGTCAACACTTCAAAGTTGGTACCCACCGTGGCAATCTGCAAGATAACATTATTGGGCAGCATCAGCTGCTCACCAACCTGATAGCCAAGACCGCCAAAGGCAACGGTGGCGGCAGTGACTTCATTGCCGGGTGGCGGAGCCGTAATTGTCGGTGGCGTCGTGTACCATGCACCTGGGAGATCAAGCTCGATGGCGCCCAGCGTACCATCACTGGCCCCATAGGCATGACCTTCTGCTTGCACTGCATTTTCTCCGCCACCGGAAAACTCAACCGGATACAGATGATCAGGTACATAACCTGCACCGGGTGCTGTACGCTGAATAGCACCCACACCATTGGCCATCTGTGATGTATAGCCCGGTGCAGTTAGGATGCGCGGCGTGAAGCCGAGCTTGGATGAGGATTTGAGGAAGGCCCACATGCCAGTGCCATTAAGGCTATCACCGGCAATATTGGAGATTGTCTTCTGCAGCTTGATTGCAGGGTCAGGGTCCGTCCCCTCTGCCGTCCGCACAATTACGATCCGGGCGGCAAATTGAGTTTCCCCCAACTGATCATTCACACCTCGCACGGCATCGGATAAATAGCCTGCCTCGCCGAGCTTCTTGGTTGTCTTGTTATCATTGGAATTGAGGAACACTGGCGTATTGAGCGGGAATGCCGCCGGATCAGCCAAGGGTGCCGGTCCAATGATGCCAATCGTGGAAAGGTCCGCAGCCATGACTGGCCGCGCGCCTTCATCAACGCGTCGAATACTAATACCAAAGGTCGGATCAGCCATGGTAGCTCTCCTTGTTTAGAACTGGCTTGGTGGCGTTTGAATCTCTAGCGCCTTCACTGTCAATGCGTGGAGGCGCACTGCCAGAAGTAACACCGGTTCTGCACCGGTGACGGGTTGAGAGAAGATACGCAACTCTCGAATATAATCCCCAACAAGTTGATCTTGAATTATTGGGGTGACGACAACCTGTCCTACCGGGTTGCATTCCATCTGCATGGTTGTCATGCGGAGCGGGCTGGATGGATAGACCTCGTGCGCTGCCGGGATCGGAGTTGTCTGCCGTCCCTCAAAGAAGGCTACATCAGCCATGGTTATTGTTTCCTTGCTTCATCGAAGAGTTTCTCGAGTTGTGCCTCGTCAATATTAAGTCTCTGCGTGATATTGCGCAAATGTCTATCATTGAACATGAATGGCCGTTCTCCAGTCAGGGCCAGTCTGGTTTGCGCATTAGCATGGCTCACCATCGTTTCCCATTTCTCGAGCATACCGGCTTCATCCAGCACGGTCAAAAAGGCAGTGCGTGTTACTGGCCATGGCAATTTCTTGAGCAAGGCTTGTTTGTTCAAATCCACGCGCATACCACGCAGCGTCTCATGGTCAAGGCTTATAGGCTCATCCAACTCAATCAATTTGTGCCCTGCCGGGAAGAGGAAGGAAGAATCACGCGCAGTAGATTGCACGGTCCATTCTTCTTCTACCTGCATCAACGTTGCCTTGATTGTATCAGATCCCTTCAGCTGGGTCTGTTGATACTCATACCAATCACGCTTATCTGACACGCGTTGACAGAACATGATGGTGTGGGTATTGATATGCGCCAAAGGATTATCCTTTGGCTCATAACGCACCCAGTCGCCGTGATCTTTAATGTTCATTGATAGCTCGTTGTGTACCAGTTACCGCCAATCAGCACCTGCAAGTAACGCAGGCGGAAATACCAAACGATGTTATTGTAGAAGCCCCAGCCAGTAACAATGCCGCCACCGTAGGGCTCCCATACTTGAAGGCCTCCACCACCTGAGCTAGGATCACCAGCATGAACTAGCCGCGTGGAAGTCACCGCGCTATTGATCGCACCCCAATGTTGGTTGAGCTGGGCTTGAAGGCTATTGGCTGTGCCATGTGTAGCAAATGAATTGACGGCATCGTTCCAGCGTGAGTTAGCTGCGCTCCATGCATAGGCATTCGCTTGTCCATTTACATAGTCATGCATCCATCCGTATTGTCCAGCCCAGATATGACCGGCATTAGTAACGTGAAAGCACCACCCACGGCCATTATTGAGGAAGCCAATAAGATCGTTCTGATGATGGATCCACATTGGACCCCAATCATTATCATAGAACTCAATCTCGCTGTAGCTTAGGCCGCCACCAATTCTGATATTGTTGCTTGTGTTCAATTGTCCATTGATCGTCACTGTACCATGAGAGGTCAGGCCCCATGTTGTAATCGCATGACCTTGAGTATAGATGGAATAGCAATTAAGATGGCCACCAGTGAGCGGCCCACCACCGCAGGAAATACCGCCAGCATTGAAGTCCCACTTGCTTCCGTCCCAATAGATACGTGCAGAGCGCTGGTTGCCCATCCATGCCACACCGGTATTGTCGGCACGGTAGGTCCAAAAATCACCGGCATTGTCGATGTTGCCATTAATACCTGCACCACCAGCAGCAACGGTCAGCTTGCCTCCAATATAAAGTGTTCCCGCAAATGAGGCACCGGCATTGGCTCGATTAATAGAGAGTGCCGTGCCAAGCCAGGCTCCAGCATCAGTGTAGCGATACAATGCAAAATCTGACCCAGTATTGCCGCCACTCTCAAGCCCGCCATCAGCTAATGCCAAGATCCAGCGTGCAGCACCATTAGACCCGAGCGCCTCAATCATCCTGTTCTGTTGCGTGCCAGTCGAATAGAGGCGCAACGATGGATTGGATGTACGAATAGTAAGCGTATTATTCATCGTGCCGCCAGCACCTATGATAGCATCAACATAAGCCTTAGTCGCGGCATGCAACGGGTTTTGTGGCGCACCGACTAATGTCAAATAGCCGGACATGGTATCGCCAGTGCGCTGCATCGCCTGGCCGGCATACTCTTGTGCGCGTGCGCGTGTCCAAGCAGCTGTCACTAGTGTCGCGTCATTTGCACCTGGCGCGGGAGCCATGCCCTGCTGCTGAGCGATGAATGGCACAGCACCATCACGCCGGATAAAGTTTTGCGCATCAAGGCCCGCTGATTCCAGGGCCTCGGCTGCGGCTATAATCTCATTACGATAGATTTCAACTTCAGCCCGGTCAGCTTCTACACGGTCATGCATAGGGCCAACGGCATCATGGTACAGCTGAGTTGAATGCGCCATGCCCGGTGTTGACGAAATAACCCAATCAGAATGTGGCCCTGGATTACCATGATGCGCTGTAATGCTCAGAATCAAGATACCCGTTTCTTGATCATAATCAAGTGCACGTGCAATAGCATAATCCTCTACCACGCTAGCATGTTCGACAATTACATATGGGCTAGGCGTGAAGGTATCACGTTGCGGTCCTTCATTGACGACGAATGTCTTGACGGCTATCTCGAGCAAGACAGAAGAAGAACTAGGGGCAAGCAGAAAGCCAAGCTTGGTGACTTCTAGAATAGCCTCCGTGGCTGGGATGAGCAGTTCATTGATACGCTTTAGGCCAACTTCACGTAGTTCGTTCAGCACAGTTTGATAAGTATCTTGTCCGCTTTCAATAGATTGAAAGCGTCCCTCAAGCGAGGGCAGCAGCCGCTTCATATAAGGAAGCAGCTGCGTCCCTGGCTTGAGATCAAATTCCTCATCGAGACGTTTCAATGCCATGGTAATTTAACTCGGCTGGGAATCGGGATCAGCAGGGATAGTGCCAAGCTCAACAGCGTCAATGACTGCTGCACTTACGGTTGTGCAGGCTTCCCCGGTCATTTGGTATTCCTTGCCGGGTGAAAGCATGCGACCGGCAAATACAACACCCTTGCCGAGCTTGATACTGTAGACCTTGGTAACATCATAGGTTGCCGGTGGTACTCCACGCGGAGCCGGCAATTCCGGTGGGCTGTCCTTTGATGCGGATGATGGACCGCCAATATCAATACGTCGATCATCGATCCATTCACCGGCACGCACCTCTCGCCGACTGCCCTTGCCAGTTGTATTTTCATATGTAGGTGGCGCGGTGCGTCCAGGGTTAAGGGCTGCCCGTGCCCTATCCACAGCAGCTTGTGAATAGGGGATGTTGACGTTTTGATTAGGATATTTATCAGTAGCCATCTTGTATCTCCCTTAAATAGTGACACCAATGTCGATGCGCTCACCTACAAGGTAGGTGGCGATCACGTTATCCGTTGTCCCTTCTGATCTGATCTTATATGAGTTGATTGGGGTTCCGCCAAGTGCCGCAAGGTTCCATGTGCAACGGCGGAACAATGTGGTCGGATCATTCGGGTCAAGCTCATCCTCAATAAGCGATGGGGTGCGCACGCTGGTAT